TCTCACAAATTTGGTTATACAAAAGCCGTGAGAAACTTGCATCTAGTTTCTGAATAATTAAAGCTAATCTAAAATCATTATCCAAATACAAATCATCATTCAACCAACTTAAATGGCTATTAACCTCATCTTGAAAGTCCGTCATATTCTTCTGATATACATTTAAAAATTCATGTATATCGCCATTCCAACTAAGCACTAAATATCAACTCCTTAAACTTCTCGCTTGGCTCTGCGCTCATATCTACATTCCCAGATATACCTTTAACACTACCTTTACTTGTGAATTGATGCAAGTCATATGGGTGTGTAGGTTTTAAACTATTAGCCAATGTTCCATCATTCTGTCCGTAACTTGGTATCCAAATCGCACCAGGACGCGCTACATTCAAATTGAACTTATCGTACAAATGATTAGCAATATACAACACAATCTTGTTATCTGGCACACCTAAATCATTGAGTTGCGACATGTAAGCCTCAACACCAGCTCTCATCTGAGTAACGTTCCCACTCATCTCGATGCTCTCAACATCAATCGCATAAAAAATAGGCTGTTGCTTACCTGCGACAACCTTTTGAGTTCTGTTATAAAAATCTCTTGCTTCTTGTTGAGCATCTGATGTAGATGTAGCAGCAAAATATGCATACACCGCATACTTTCCACCAGCTGAAATACATTTTTGTAAATTCTCCATGTACTTTAAATCTTGATGAGCAGAACCATGCTGAACTCGGATAATACTCAAAGTAACATCATCAGCTATCACACTAGGCCAATCAATTACACCTTGCCATTCTGAGACATCAATAATCTTGCCAATGTATTGTGGTTTAGGTATATCTGGAGTTGTTGGAGTATTGTTGTTAAGTTTATCGTCAATGTACTCTTTTAATTTGCCTTCCAATTCCTTTTGAATACTAGGTAATACAATTCCTTTTTGAACTTTAGAAATTTGATTTTTTAAAGTCTCACCTAGTTTTTTATTTCTCTCAAATGCTTTTTGGTTTCTAACTTGCCACTCAACTGGATCAAATCTCTTATTACCAAACGTAACAGTATCTGCCTGCTTATTTTGTGGATACCAAGTATATGAGTTAATTCTTACTTCTACATCAATTCCAAATCTATCTCTTAGCCAACCGTAATTACCTACTTTAATATCATTATTAAATTTAACTGAATTATACTTGAAGTTAGCATAATCTAAAGTATATTCAATATCTGGATAATCATGGATACTTGCTTTTAGTTTGTTAATTAAAGTATTCTCATCAGTGATATTATCATCAGTAATTGGTTCGGCTTCTACTTTTGGCCAATGTGCTTTTTCAACAAGTGGAGACACATATTCAGAGTGTATCTCATACTCAGTAGGCTTATCTTCTTCAACTGTTTCTGTTGGTTGTTCAACATTATTTTCAGAATTGTTATTCGCTATACCATTTCTAATAATTTCCTGTGGATTAAGCCACGTTCCATCATTAGTAAATGATTTCCCTACAGCAGTATTAAAATCGACTTTAGTAATCCCTATGTGGAGATGGTCTGTATTACGATAACCAATTATATCTCCTGTTTTTACCACATCACCGACGTTTACTCTTATGTTAGACATACTAGAAAAAGCTTCCTGGTAAACTATGTTATATCCATCATCCGAGTGTACAACAACATAATTCCCTAAGCCACCCATATAGGACTTGATAATAACTTTCCCACCATGTACTGCATGAACTTCGCTTCCTGGATGATCTACTGAGCCAAAATCTAAACCGTCATGGAATCCGTTAGGCCTAAATTCACCACCTGCATTAACACCAAATAATTGGCCTCCCATAAAGGTTCCTTCCCCTACATCTGGAAAAGGCCAACCCCAAGAACCACCAGAACTAGAACCGCCACTCGTTTCATCTGGTGTTTCTTTGACTATTGGCTTAGCTTGACCTTTAATATACGTTGTTATTGTAGAATAATCTTCGTTATAGCTTATTTTTGATACATTGGCATTGTCTATAAATAGAAAAGACTCTTTTGTTCCTAGTTTCTTTTGAATGTGGATCGTATAGTTATCAAAATAGAATTCAAATCCAAAATCACTTGCTAAATTCTGCATTAGCAAATCATCAGCATAACCGCCACCAAAACCTTCTGAAAAAGCATAATTATCAAAATTATCATGTAGCACATACTTTATTTGCGTATCCTTGATTAACAAATCTAAACATACTTTTAAAGGCTGAGTATTCTCTAATCTCTCATCTACATATTTGTTGTGCAAGTCTTTAGCAATATGAATAGCTGTTACTGAATACTGTTTGTATTTTCCCAGAGATACAGGGTTATTAGTAACTATTCTATATCTCTGCTTGTTTTCTGGTACTTCAATGATTGTAAAAGGTATCATCATTTGAGCTGCAACTTTATTTTCAGGAGTTTCAATAAATGTAAAAGATAATGTTGGATATTGTCCTAATGTATCTGTAATTTGTACATTATCAGCTTTGAAAGCTGTTTGATCTCCATTGACATTTTGAACAAATAACATTTTCTACACCCCTTAATAATAAAATCTAGTATCAAACTTTATGTTGAAATCTGAACTTCCTTCAATTCTCAAATGATTTTTACCAACTGCAAAATCTAAATAAGCATGGTTACATCTGCCATAAGCTTGTGATCCATTAATAATAGGGACAAGCCCTACAATCTCTAAAGTATCATTCTTACTCAAACTTCCACTGATAGAGTAACTTTGATTAGTTGTGGTATTTGTTATCTTTAAATTGTTTGCATTTCCTTTAAAAATAATCCTTACCGGCCTTTCATCAGCTTTTAAAGGAATGATACCCAAATTTATAAAATCAAATTCAGTTTGATTATTAAATTCATACTCTAACTTTTTGTTGCTAGGCAATTCCAATCCAAAGCCCCACAATCCACTTGTAGCATTCATTGGAGTTAGTGTAGTCGCTACAGTTTCAGCATATGATTCAGTACATTCTAAGTTAATTTGTACATCTGATGCTCTCCAAAATGAGTTATTTTGTGCAGGAGTAAAAGTATCAGCTACTACTTTCCATCTTAGAAATGGCATTCGCATTGTTTGAACATAAAACTCTTCATTTGAACTCAAAATTCTTCTTAATTTCAATTTCTGCAATTCAAAATCATTGGTATCATTAGCAATAATATCCAAAACTAATGAGATTGTAGTTTGTTGAACTACTCTATCTACCAATAAATTATGATAGGTACTCATTGATTGGAACGTGTATTGGAAATTAGGATATGGAACATCAAATTTCTTAACATGAAAACCTAATGCATTTAAATCATAGGTTGTTCCATCAAGTTTAGTTATCACAACTGTACTTGTCATTAAATAGCACCTCCATATCCATTAACAATAATTTTTCTAGCTCTAATTGCTTCTAACTTAGAGTAAGTAGCATTAGCAATTGTATTTGAATCCATTACAACATCTATCTTCAAATCTCCACTTAAATCCAGCTTACTTTCTCTGCTGATGTGGTTATTTGAAACATTACTAATATTGGTAGATGGAGCAATCATTGAACCATCATATCTACCGGCTTGAATAATACGATTTAACTTAGCACTCATACCGTTAGGATTTTTAGCAGCTCTGGCTTTAATAGCTTCTACAATATGATTATCAGCAGTACTTCTAGCAGGATTAATAGCAATCTCTGGTTCTCCGTCAATTTCACCAAAGATAGATGGTTTATCAGCCCAACCACCATTAGCGTATCTTCTGCCACCTGATGGACCCCAACCACCTAGAGTAAGATCTCTTCTCCAAGTCGTATCATTGAACATTGCTAGAAGTTGGTCAAATGGTTTCCAAATATCATGATGTCCTGGCATTGCATAATGTAAGAAAGTGCCATCTATAAATTGAAGAATACCTTTTGAAGGATGACCTGCTTGAGCATTGCTATCCCAGAGATTAATAGCTCTGGCATTTCCGCCAGATTCATGTTGGATAACATTTAAGATATGAGCAATGTCTCCAGCACTAACACTTACATGCATTTTAGATGCAGCTCTTTTAATTAAAGATTCACTAACAGGACCATCTCCACCAATTTCATCTAGCTTATCTTTTAATTTTGTAAGTAAGTTCTTAAACCAAGTTTCTCCCCAATGTGGAATTTTCTTAGCTCCTGAATCTCCAAAATCGTGCCAAAATGATTTAGCGGTATTAGTTCCAGCTGAATATATCTTTAATAAAGTTCCCAGTGGATCGCTTAGTGCATCTGTAATAGCATCTATCTTATCGTCAATCATATCTTCTAATTTACTGATTTTTGAAGATGCATAATTCCAGGCTTTACCGAACCAATTACCAAAGCCACCTTCAAATCTAGGTATACCAAACATTTCAGCTGTTTCTTTAGCTGGCATAACTGCGTCACCAGGATGTAACATAGTTAATACATTACGTCCTTCTGGTATTTCAACTTTGCCATTTTGTCTAAAGATTGCTTCTCTATGTAGTGGTCCTTCTTGGTCATTTACCATTGCTAACATTGGTCTAGCTACTGGACCAGAACTACCTTGTTTGAACTTAGGAATTGAAATCTTAGCACCAAAGAAACCTGCTACTTTTTCTAATCCATTAGCACCTGTATTCCAGAAATCACCAATAGCTTTTACACCATCATGAACTATGCTTTTAACACTATCCCAAATATCAGATACTTTCCGTTTGATTCCATCCCAAATACTATCCCACTTAGATTTAATCGTATCTAAAACTCCTGAAATAGTATCTTTAATATCATCAAACTTACTCTTAATAGCTTTCCAAATTCCACTTAAAATATCTGAAATCTTGTCTAAAATACTATTCCAAATATGCTTAGTTATCTTAAAAATATCATCAAAAGTATCCTTAACAATATCAAAAATCTTGCCAAAAATTTTGCTTAGTGGTTTCCAGATAGCTTCAACAATACTAATTATGATACTTTTAACGCCATTCCAAGTTTTGCTGGTTATTTGTGTCAATCCATTCCATGCTTTACTTACAACTTTTACAATGGCATTTATTCCCTTAGATACAACTTTGCTCAAGCTGTTCCATGCTTTAGAGACTGTTTTAGCTATCCCATTCCATACCTTACTTGTAGTTTTAGCAATAGGATTCCAAGCTTTTTCAATATTCTTTTTAAGACTGTTGACTACTTTCATGACTGGCTTTTCTATTTTTTGCCAGACTTTTATAATTGCAGCAGTTAATAAAACAAATGGAGCAAGTGCCACAGTACCTATGATTTTAGCTTCTCGCTTAATTTCTTTTCCCAAAGAATCAAACACTTTCACAACAGGTTTCTTAATTTTATTGAAAACTTTACTTATTCCACCAATAGCTTTCCCAAACACACTAGAAATTGATTTACCAATACCAGCCACTTTTTTGGTTACGCCTGTTTTTAGCTCATCAAATACCTTACCTGTATCTTTCTTGATTTTGGCAAAGTTCTTACCAATTGAACCACCGCCTTTAGCTCCAAGCATTCCACCAACAGTAGAACCAATAAGGCTACCAACACCAGCACCTACAGCAGTCCCAGCACCAGGAACAATAGAACCAATTGCTCCACCAATCCAAGCTCCAGCTGCACCACCTGCTGCGGTTCCCCCAGTTGCTCCAACTGCTCTACCAATTTTTTCATTTTTATTTTTCTTGTTAATACCAATTAATTCAGTACCACCAGCAATTAAAGAACCAACTACAGGAATTCTAGATGCTGTTCTTGCAATGATACCTTTCTCTGCTGCTCTTACTGCTGTTCTTGATCCAACTTTCTCAACAGTAGATTTTGCAACTGCCTCAGCTACTTCTTGTCCTCCACGCTGAATACCAAATAACTTATCAGCACCTATACCAATTAATCTACCTACTTTACTTGCACCAGTGGCTTTTACTCCACCTTCTGCAACTTCTTCAGCAGTAGTAGCTAATTTACCACCTTTAGCACCTACTCCTATATCTTTGGCAATACCACTTAATCCACCTAGCCCTATAATATCTTTTAGAATTTTATAGTAACTGGTCAAAGCAGTCACCATGTCCCAGGCTTTTTTTGTAACAAATAAGCCTAACATGACTTTAATAAATACTTTTAGATCTTCCTTATGTTCTATTATTTTTACTAAAATACCATTTATTTCTGATAAAACATCTTGAGCATCATTACCCTTATCATGTGTTACTCCTAAAGCATCAGCTATACTACTAATAATATCTTTAAAGGTATCCCATACCGTTTCACCAATAATAGTAGCAATTTGCTTTAAATTTCCTAATATTGCAATAATCTCGCCTTTATTGTCGTGAATAAAACTAATCACTGACATAACACCAGATAATACAGCAGAAAAAGCATCACTTAATGTTTTAGCATATACTTTCATCATGTCATCTGAAAGTAAATCCCTAATATTTTCTAAATTTTTCTTACTCAAATTAAAAGAAGTTTGAGTTACTTCTCCCCAAAGAGTTTGCCATCTAGACTTTATAAACATTGACATACCTTGAAATGATGTCATAGCTTCTTCAGTACCAGATTTATACTTTTTGCCTAGAAAATCAATTGCTTTAGTAAATTCATCAGCAGTTAATTTACCTTGGGCTGATAAATCTAGTAATTGTTTCATTGATTTACCAGTTGCTTCTTGAATAGCTTCACCAAACATAGGGAATCGATTAATCATCACATTCAAGTCTTCTGAACTAGCTTTACCACCAGCTTCAATTTTTGCAAACATTTCAGATGCTTCAGCTAATTGTTCATTGGTCATATGCATTGTAGATCCCAACGCAATAAATGAGTTGGTCCATGATTTAGTTTCTTCAACATTAGAATGTACATGATAAAATGATTGAGCCATTTTGTTAATAGTATCAGCTGCATATATAGAATGTTGTGACATATCATTAATAAAATTAATTAAATGTTGTCCGTCTTTAGGAGCTTGTGTAGTTAAGGCGGTCCATACTGTTCGCATAGTATCCTGCTCTTTGTTATATTCCATACCAGCTTTTGTTGCTTCAATTAATCCATTCTTAATCGCTTGGATACCAGAAACAGCTAAGCCACCTACAAAAGTACCTACCATAATATCTTTTAGTTTATTAAAACTGGTACTCGTTTCATTTGCTTCTTTTCTTAGGGAATGGAGTACTGTTGACGCATTATCATTTAATTTAACTTGTGTTACTAATTTAGCCGGAACTTTTTTTAATAATTCTTCGTAATCAATAACTTTACCTTTTTGTGCTTTGGTCAGTAATTCTGTTCTGACTTGCTTAGGTAGTTTTTTTAGTAATTTATCAAAATTATCTATTCCTCGTTCTTTTGCATCTGCTGTTATCTTGGTAATAACTTCTTTAGGTACTTTACGTAATGCAGTTTCAACTTCTTCAGTCTTACGTCTTAAAGGTTTATCATCAGCATCAAATTTTGACTTAATAGGATCTTTAAATTCTTTTTCAATATCATCATGAGTTTGTTTAGCTTTGGTCTTAGATTTATCTAAATTATCAGATAAATCTTTTTCCAATTCATTTCCTGAATCTTTACCGATATTTTTTGCAATATCATCAATCTCTTTAGTATCAGAAATGAACTTATCTTTACCACCTAAAACAACATCAATATTAACTGTACTATCTGCTGCCATTGATTAACCTCCTTTCTAAGACTGAGCTAAAGCTTTCAATGAATCTGCAAAGCTGGCCACTTTTGCCTCTTGTGCTTCAACTGTTTTATTTTCATCAAGTTCATAATAATTTTGTGCTTCTATTGCACTTGTCAATTCTTTACCTTGTAAGTCACTGACATCTTTTCTACGTATATCTAAGATTCTTCTAAAATAGGTATTCTCATCTAAGCCATCAAATAAAGCTTTAAATACATCCCAGTGCATTTTTCCTTGCTCTGCAATTAAATCAATATTGTATTGTTGCTTAAAGCTTGCATAGATCGCCCCTGCGTCTTGCGTATAAGAGAATAATTTCTGAGTATTAACTTCACTTGAAACTACATCACTTTCAACAGGATCATTACCATAAGCAGACTTAGATATATAGCCTGTAATTTCATCAATTGCTTTCATAGCAAATTCAGCGTCTTTAGGTTCAAAACCAAAAAACATTTCAAATGCAATTACAATCTTTTCTGCATCTTGGAAAGTATCATCTTCAAGCAAGTTATACATTCTAATCACGTTGTCAAAGCTCAAATCTATTTGATACTCTTTGCCTTGATACGTGTATGAACTTTTTAATGGTTCAGTCAGAGATAGCATGACTAACCACGTCTTTTCTTAGTATATTTTTCTGCACGTCTTTCTTTACGATTTTTATTAGTTTTTAATTTATCGTTCAAAACATCATCAATTGCAGCAATAATCTTACTGATTGCTCTAGTAGATTGATTGTAGTAATCGTAAATTCGTTTACCTTCACCAGTACCAAAGATTCTATCCATAGCCTTAAAAATATCTTCACGTCCATCATGCATAGTATCAACTACTAACTTCTTACGTTCTTCTAATGACATTTCTTTAAATTTTTCTTCTGGCATATCAGTTAAATCTTCAATTCGTTTGCTTAATTCAAGTTGAACATCTGAGATTTTAACGGATAATTCATCATTCAAAACTAAAGAATATTCTTTTTCAGCTACTGTAACATCTACTTTAGTATCTAGATTTAATCGTTCGTCTAAATTAATACTTGGCATTTTATTTCCTCCAATCGTCTCACATTACTCGTCTCTGTTTATCTTATTTATAATGTTGTTCCACTTTGTTCTTTCTTAGCGTCTTCTGCACTAACATATTTAGGTTTTCCGTTAAATACAGGAACTACACTAAATGTTTGCTTAGCACCAGGAGCGCCACCTGTTGCTTGAATGTTGGTTAATGTAACTACACCAACAATATAAGATCCATCTGGATATGTGAACTTAAATAGAGTCTTTAAAGCATCTCCAATTTCTAATTGCTTACTTGCAATATAATCTTGAGCAGGATCTCCATTTAAACGGTGGCCAGCAATCGTGAATTGATAACGCTTGGATGTTACATCAGATGTACCAAAGCCTTCTCCGTCATAATATTCATCATTTGTTGTTGTATCGTTTTCTGCTGGTGTTACGTTGTTAATACCTGCAGCTAGTCGAGCCCATTTAGCACTCCCTAAAGCAGACATATCCTTATTGCCTGCAGTATCAATTTCCATTTTTACTTTATGGTTAAGAATAAAAGAACCAATTTTTTCTGGTGCTTCTGCCATAATTAATCACTCTCCTTATAAGTATCTACTGTAATTTTAAAATCAAATAAATAAACAACATTACCTTCAGTATCTGCTGACACTATATGTGGGAATGTTGTTACTTCTAATTTATTAAAACTAAAACTATTATTCTGACTAACTAAATTAAAATCATATTCTGAAATATACTTTGATATATTCCACAATGTTTGATTAATCAGTTCTTCATCATTACTACGCATTGCAATTTCAAAGATAAATTCTTCTGTTCGATTGCCTGCATAATCTTCATCAATTACTGTTGATGGCAAGTCATATATACGTAATTCTGGACTTGTTTTATTAGTCATATACGACTGATACAATTTAACTGGCAAATCTACATTATCGTTAATGCAATCTGTCAATCTATCCTTTAGGTCCATGATATTCAACTACCTTTCCATCAAGTAAGCCTTGTTTAAATACCCTAACCCAATTGTTAGAGTACAAGCTTTTTGCTTTCAAGTCCCATCTAGATGTTGCTTGTGGATGTTCACTTGTCGTCCAGTGAGTAATTGGATGTCCGTTAATAAATCCATAAAATTGAGCTTTGGCATAAGGTGTTGTATAGGTAACATGGTTATCTTGTACATGGACTGACCTTGATAAAATACCTTGCTTGAATGGTACGAATTTATCCATATCCATTGCCATTTGATTAGTAAAATTATAAAGTCCACGATCTAAAGCTTTCTCAGAAAAACGATCAAAACCTTTACCATGAACTGATACCACTACTGCCATTACAACACCTCCAATTCATAAGAATAAACATCATTACTGTAAGGCTCACGATTATCTACAATATTGGTAATTGTGTATTCCTTACCTTCAAAGATTAACTTATTTCCAACGCTATCCCTATCTAATCTAGGTAACGGATTAGAAATTTTGGCAAACAAAAAGACAATAGCATTAGCCGTGATTTTACGATTATTGCTATCGCCTGAATAGATTGTTTGTGGTTGTACAAGTACATTTTTTACCTCAACTTCTTCTGTTTTTTGCTTACCATATTTATCCAATTCACCTACTGGAATCTTTAAAGTAACACTTTGATTACATAATCTTCTATCAATTCTAGGTATCATCTGTGTACACCTCGATATAACAAACCATATCTTCCTAATAGATTATATGCTTCTGTACATAAACCATTCTTCATAGTTGCTCCTACATTGCCAGCAGGACTTAAAGATAATCTACCTACTGTGATACTGGTAAATTCATTTTGAGCTAAATCATAACTTTTATTAATACCAGTTGTATGCATAAAATCTACTTGCTCACAGATAGCCATTTTAAACGTTTCTACGCGTCTTTTTGACTTATCGACTAATATATCATGAACCTTATAAAAATCATTTGTGGCTAAATCTATGATACGTTCTGCACCTTTTACAAGGTTATTAAATGCATCTTCATCTAGCCTATAACCAAGCTCAACATATTCATCATAAGTTAGATAAGCCATTTACATCACCTTTAACCTTTAGCTGTTTCAGCTGCAACATAAATAGATTTCTTGGCATTTTCAAAGACTAATGCGTCATAGTAGGATAATCCTTTAATTGTCCAACGATAACCTGCACGGTCATTGTCTGGAGAGATTACATCTACTGTATCGTATTTAACAATTGGAGCAATCGCAAATGTTGGAACTGCTAAGAAGTTTACTGTATCAGGAATTGTTAAACCTTGAATACGATCTTTAGCAACGGTTAAGATTGGTGTTCCACCGTCTAATTGAGCAACACGACGGTTAATTCCATTAATTTGTTGTTGGTTAACAGAGAATGTCTTAGATACACCATCAGCGTTCTTTAATGCTTTGTAGTACTTAGTAGAAACAAACATTAACCAACCACCAGGAATTTGATTATCAATCATGTAAGATTCTACTTCATCATAAGCTGCTAAAGCATTCTTAGAGTCAATTGTATCTGTTACTAACTTACCACCAGACTTAGCTGTGTCATAAATCTTTTGAGCTAGGAATTTATCACGGTGTGGAATTGTAATGCGTTGGTTATGTTCACGAACAACATTAGCTACTGTGTAAGCTCCGTTTTCGGACATATCCAATTGATCTAGGTCATACCCAATCCAATCTTCTTGTGTTAATTCAAGAGTTTCTTTTGTAACATTAACATTGTTACGTGCATTGTCTTGGTTACGTTTATATTTTGTTGCATCTGCAAAACCGTCCATCTTGTTAATACGAACTGTCTTAACTCCTGTAAAGTCTGCAGCTGTGATAGACTTAGCACCACCTTGTAATGGTTGCCAGAGTTGAGAATCTGCTCCAAACTCTTCATCAATCTTTAATAAATCTTTTTGATCTAATACTACTGTCATGTGATTTCATATCCTTTCTAAATTGATTTCATACGTGCTGCAATGCTAGAAACTACCGGATCAACTTTACCATCAGCTCCGTTTTCACCATTATTAAACTTACCGCCAATGTTAATCTTTGGTTCTGGCTTTCCTTCTTCAAATAAGTAACTATCACTTTGTTGAATAGCTTTAATCTGGTCATCTAGTCCTTTCAAATTATCGCCATCAACAGTTACTTTTTCAGTGTCAATGAATGGTAAAACTGCTTTTACGTTCTTGGCTTTTGCTTCACGTAATGCTGTTTCGATTCTAAAGTTCTTAGTTTGAGTTGCTAATTTATTTTGCCATTCTTCATTAGCTTTCTTATTGTCAGATTGTAATTGTTTGATTTGTTCGTTTAAATCATCAACGTTTTTAGAATTCTTTTGTAAATCAACTAACTGTTGATCTCGTTCATCAAGTTGTGATTTCAAACCGTCACGTTCATTAGTTAAACCATTTACTTTTTCTTGTAAACTGGTTATATCTTTACCGTGTTCAGCCATCACTTTTTCAATCTGTTCATCAGTCAAACCTAAATTCTTCAAATCTTCACGTTTCATGTCAATCTCTCCTATCGTTTTTATTTTACGTGGAACGCTCCACGCTGATTGATTGCATACAAAAAAAGCAGTTTTACGACTTACTCAGGTCGGAATGTTAAATAATTTTTATATGTTTTATTTCACTTTCTGATATTGCTAAACCTGTTTCAAAACCCGGATCAGGCACTTCTACATCTAACCACCATTGATCATCATCTGAATCAGCAGGAGACTCAATTCCTACTACATAGCCTATCCATTTTCTACCATCAATATCTATTATTTCAACATTTTTCCCCCAAAATTTTTTATACATGAGTATCATCTCCTTTAGGAATATGAGGAACAATATGCGTACGTTTTTTTGAATGATGAATTTTAATCCATTCTGCTTCTTTACCTGTATTATAATCTACGCCTATTTTGTGATCAACTTTTACAACTTCTTTTGTAGTCCATTCACCTTTTCTAGTTTTTTCAAGTTTTCCTTTACCAGCATACTTATCTAATAATTCTTGTGGATCTTCGTTATCATATAAATAACTCTTACCTTCTAATTTTGTAGATTCCATATGTGGTGTTTGTTTTTCTGGATTAATCTTAGTTCCCCATTGACCACTCTTTATTTTAGCTTCTACATGTTTTTGAGATTCTGTTTTATCACTTTGATCAAGCTTTTTCTTTCTATAAGTTATTTGCTCTCTATCATAATCTCTAGTCAAAACATTACGCTTGTTACCATACATCTTATTAGTTTCCTTGATGTACGCTCTTAACTTCTTTTGACGTGCTGAAATTAGTGTTTTGGTACGAGTTATCATTTGTTCATCTTCTAATTCTTCGGCAATTTTCAAACGTTTTTTAGCGTCTCTGATTGAGCGTTCATAGTAGCGTTGCTTTTGACGTAAATTACCATTCCTAATTGCTTCTTTAGGATTATACTGGGTCATGTTATTCACGTTGACGCCTGGAGTAAATGGAAATAATTTGTGTCTGCAGTTAATTCCTAATGTTCCAGCAGGTTCACCATAACCATGATTATAGATAGAATCATACTTGTCATTGTAATTAGGATCATCAGTTGGAACAATGTTGACTACTTTACCTTGAATATAAGCACATGCTTCACGACTGTTAGGATGACTAGACATCAAACATAAAACTTGGCCAAACTCTTGCATTCGTTTAGTTCGTAAATCATTGTAAGTCCTATTAGATGTTGTCGTAAGTACCATACGTGTATAACCTTCAAGGGACCATGCACGTCCAGACTTATCTCTCATAACTTCGATACCTTTATATAATTGTTGGTAAATAGCGTCCTTGACTGCTCTATCATGAGTTTTAAGTCCAGTTACAGTTTCAATTGTTGAACGTTTTAAAATTTCCTGATACGTTCGCATAACAGGATTAACACCATAATTGCGACTAAGCAGAGTTTGATTAATCGTATTGTTTAAGGTATCTGTAGTTTGTCTAACCATTGAATCAAGCATGTTAAAACTCTCATCACTGATTGGCTGACTAACTTGGCCACTGTACTTCAATTCTTGACTGACTTCATCTAATATCTCATATCCATCTTGTTTTAAGATAGTCTCAATTTCACTAGGTGAGATACCGTCAAAGTCTGCCATTAAATCAATTACTCTTTTGGTTAATGCTCCCATTTGTGACAATTGCTGTGCTTGCCACTGAACAACATTATCTTGTGTTACATCTTCATAGTGCCCACGTTGTAACACTTTGATAATCTCAGAAAATATCTTATCTTCTAAATTAGAATATAGATTAGCAATGTTATTAGTGTCTTGGTCTAGTTTCTGTCTTGAATCCATAGACTACACCTCGTTACTATCTCCATCTATTGGCTCTTGAAATGAACCTTGAGAAAAGTCTGGTTGTTCATTAGTAACTTGAGCTAACCATTTTTGAGCATCTTCTTCACTCAAACCAAAATTACGTTTTAAGTATTCAAGCTTTGGCATAATTCCAGCAGCAACTAACTGCATCTCATCAGCTCGTTGTTTGTCTTTATCAATAAAAACACCATCATCAAAATGTACAGACAACTCAACATCTGCTACATTGCCAGTCCATCTAGGCTTACCGTCAGAAAAGAACTGACCTATACTAGCTACTTCAAGAATTGCATTAACTAATTGATTTAAAAACAATTCTACTTGAGTTAAATAACTGGAACGTGTTTGATAAGTTGTGGAATTCTCAGAAACAACTTCAGTAGCAGTTTTAACTCCTTGGCCATCATAAGAGAATGTACCAGAACTAAAACCAATCTGTTGTTCAAACTCACGTAAGAAATAATCTATCGACTCTTTGAATTGAGTAGAACGAATATCAGAAGTTAAATCAGTTACACTCAATTTATCCGTATCTCCATACATTCCTTGATAAACATCTTCGTCTTTATCAAATAGAACTGGATGAGCGTCGTCTACTTCATCTCCATACAGATTGCCAGTAGGTTTCAACATTTCAGCAGGAACTGCAATTCTACGTTTCCCCATTCTAACCTCATGGACAAACATATCATGAGTTCGATTAATAGCATCTATTACATTCCTAGAATTATCTACAATACCAACACCTAGTGGACTATCTAAGTTCTTATTATTAGCTCCTGGTGTTCTGAAATACGCAAATAATGGTTTAGTAATAACATCAGTAAAAGTTAATTCTGGTGCTAAATTAGGATATAGAGTTTCAAGTGCTACTTGTTCACCAATTACATCTGATTGATAAGAACGGTATAGCTCATTTGTTATATGATAAGTTTTAGCATCATCCCACTCGTGAAATTCAAGCAATGTATAATAAACATTTCTATCATTTTCAGTTCTGACTGTACGACTAGCAAAAGCACATTCAGAAATATCATCAGTGTTGTTACGCAACGGATAGAATTGGTCTGCGTTAGCCCAAGCTATTCTAATAACATCATTATCATCAACATAAGGTCTAGCAGCTAAACCACCCAAAGCAATAGCAGTTTCTAAGCGTTGTTCAAATCTCATATTGAATTTATTATCTTTAACTACTTCATTAACGAACTCGTTTGTTGTTTCATCTTCCAAAGACAAGGAACACTGTTCATTAAAGATAATTGACGCTAATTTCTTAGATGCTAACTTAGTCACGTTTAAAGAACTCAACGGACGTTGTCTGTATTCACCGTATGAATTACGATACTTAACTTTTGGTAGATCATCTTTGTAATATAACTTGGCCAACTTTATCCGTTCATATTCCATTGGATCAATTGAAACTCTATCATCATCAGTAATGTTAGTTAAACTCTTTACCATTCCTAACTTGGCACCTCCTTTCCTAAACCAATCTTTTATTTGTTGAATTAATGACATCACTCCACCACCTTAATATTTCAAACCTAGCAAGCGTTCATTATCTCGCACAAAGTACTGGAATTGGTCGCATGTATGGTCTTCTTCTTTGATAACTTTAGGATCGTCACTATTTAAAGTTTTTTCATCCCACCTATAATTTCTATGCTCTTCAATAAAAATCTTATTCGCTTCAGTATCCAGATAATAAAAACGACCCTGAGCAACTATATTTTGCACACGGTCTATCATGTCTACTTTCTTCAATTTTGCTACCTTATGAAGATGTACTCCGTAATCATTGTAGAACTGATTATCTAAAGCACCTTCAGCAGAATCTATTGTTAATTTAGTTGCCGGTTTTTTGAATTGTTTGGCCAACTTATTGATGAATGAATACAAGTCCTTAGATAACTCACTAGGTGGCTTTTTATGAGCCTTGCCTTGTGGACTGTAATAATAAGTATCTAATAAAATTACATTGCCTTTTCTAGTCAATCCATAAGCTCCAAATGTAGTAGCAGATACTTCATGGCCAGAGTCAATAGCACAGAACCAATTTGTAATGTAATCATCATTTGGCAACTCTTTTAATGCTTTGAAATTATCCATATTGTAAATGTTAGTACCAAGTCCAATAACTTCACCCAGATACAACCAACGGTAATAGTCATAATCATTATTTTTATAACTCTCAATCAACTTTAATTGCTGCTCTGTTGTGAATCCTAATTCATCATCTAAGTAAGTGCTCGTATCAACAAAATATTCTGGATCTTTTTCTCTGGCAGTTACCCAGTCATTTATCCACTCATAAGGATTACGTGGTGGATTGTATGAAAAATAAACTTTTACATCATCAACATAATCTGGCTTTTGTCTAATAAAAGAAGGTATAGACTGGTCAAATACATCTACACCTTTCATGTTTGCTGCTTCTTCAAACCAAACAGCAATGATATTATCTACCTTGTTAGATTTAAGCTTATGTGGATTATCAGCACCATAGAAATAAAACGTACTACCAGTTAGCTTATGTGTAATTCTCAATGGTGATTTGTAGTAATTATACTCATCATTTAAATTAAGCATATCTAAAGCCCACATAATTTGACTGTAAACTGTATCATGCAAGTCTGACTTATTAGCCAAAATGCACACAACATTTACTTTTTTGTGCAACTGTGTCCACTTCTTAACTGATGTAACTAACTTCAAACTAATAACAGATGATTTAAACGAACCACGTCCGCCTTTAGCAATGATATATGATTTTTTAGTAGTCCATAGCTTGTAGAAGTGTGGATTAACCATCTTAGTCATTTTTATAACTTTACTCATCTTCTACATCTCCTATATCATCAACTAAAACGGTAGAATCATCTGACTTGTTTTTACCAGTGAGTTCATCAGCTCTCCAGCGTGCAATATCTGCTTCTGCATTTGCTTTACGCACTTTAGCTTTGTCTAACTCTGGTGTGCTGTTATCAGACATCATACCTGACATTTTCAAAATAGTAATAGCAGTTTGCAATCGTACCATTTCTGACTTAGCATTTAATAAATTTACTAACTCTCTCAACGCTTTACTTTCAAAATCTTTCTTAACGACTAATTTCTTATATTGCTCTTGTGCCGCTTTGAATTTATCATCATTTTTCCAATTATCTAATGTTGATCTTCTACGTTGGACATTTTTTGCAATTTCTTCATCAGTTAATTCATCTTCAAATAGCAATATAACAGCTTTTTGACGCCTTTTATCTAATTCAAAAAAGGGTCCTAATTGTCCAATTTTGTCCAATTTCTTACTATCTCTCTTCACACCATATCACCCACCACCTTTTAATTTAATCTTACTAACATCTCTACTGTACTTACGCTTACGTTTGACTGGATGTTTCTTGTAATGTTTTTCTAACTCTCGTAACATCCTTAGCTCTTCATAAGTTTGTACCTTTCCAAAATCTATACTGTCTTTCATAATTTCTCCAAAACAAAAAGCCAGCCTGGATAGACTGACTTAATAATTATGACAATTAAAATATGCATTGTAAGTTTTAACTCTCGTGGTCTATAAAGCGACTAACCTAACTTACCTTTGCTACAATACCATAATATTCCATTAAAGCACCGTTGCAATTCCGCTAACTTTCTGTTTGATTTCCGTTTTTCTCGATATATACATGTAAATTAGGACAATCTGGTTGTACCTCTAATCTATCTGCAAATTCATTTAATGCATTAATTTTTAATTCTGCATATCGAGTTTTTTCATAATTCAATTTTTGCATTATCTGCCAATCATACATATCATCTAGATATTTAGCAATTAGTATTTGTTTATGAATTAAGCGACAGTTGTTTAAAGCTTTACTAACTCCAATTAGAATGCTCTTTGCTATATATGATTTAGATTCAAAATGATTTACTAAAATTTCTTCACTACCATTTTTAAAACTAGGTGATTTAGGCATATCATCAATCACTGGCGAACGTAAAAATGACGGTACTTCGTTTGCCATTCGTAATAATTTATCTAAATCTTTGTTAAAAAAATTCCTAACATTTCTAGCCGTTTGGACTTCGTCGACTGGCTCAAAAAGTTCCATATAGTCCATTTCTACACTCTCCCTGTGGTATAATTATTTTAGTTGATTTAAGTGGCACGTTTCCAAGGGAGCGTGCTTTTTTTATTTGCCTAAGAACAATAACAAAAATGCTACAGATACAACAATCACTCCAATAACACCAACAATGTCCTTTGAATTTTCATAGTTATCTTTATCGTTAAACATAACAAATGTATAACTCAAAGTAATATAAATTAAGCATATAGTCATTATTCCTCTTGCAATATATGCATTTAATAACATTTTCACACCTCTTAAAAATTATCATCATGAATGTTAGCTATCACAGAAACTTTAACTTGATTTTCTGCTGCTTTGTGGTCTTTAGCTTTAACAATCATGTTTCTTATGACGCTACCGACTGTATACTCCACCAAATATAACTTCACTATTTAGCCTCCTTTTCAATAATTTCTTTTAACATATCCTTTCTACCGTCACTATAACCACGGTCATACTCTTCGTGCTCATCAGGATAAGATCCATCTTTCCAGTCAGTCACTAGGTCCGGAAGATTGGTACCTAGAAATTTAGCTATTTCTTCTAACTTCTGAATAGATGTGTTTGCACCCGAATTATAAATAATTTTTTGATGTCCTACTTTTTTGTATAAAGATTCTTTAGTCAATTTTTCTCTGCTTAAAATATAATTAATGTTCTCATGGATCACTTGTGTTATAGGTCTTGATTTGTACATTAATATCACTCCTTTCGTAAATTATTATTTATCTTCTGCATATCCAATAACACTATCATTTGTTAATTCGAAATAAGCTGTTCTTTGCTTATTTATCCTTTTATCAAAATAATGAATTACGCAATATGGATAACCATTTTCATCTTTAAGATCTTCTTTTTTTGAAATGTTAGTAAAATGTAATGTCTTTCCATTTGCCAAAAATATTGTAAAGTTTTTTCTTTTTCTATCTTTTTTTCTGCTCATTTTGTTTCCTCCATTCAAAGCGTTAAATTTTGTCAATTCGCATGCTTTTTTTAACGTACCTGAGTTAATTTAAGTTTGAGATCTAACTGGTTAAATCCAAATACTAAATTGCTAAATTCATCTTTAAATTCATTAAACTCTCTGAACTTAAATTGATTCGACAATCTATTTTCTAAATCATCTTCGACTGCATTTAGCATTACTGTTAATACATCCATTTTGCATGACCATTCTGCTAACTTAGCTTGCTTTTGCTCTTTTGTTAATTCTCCAAATAAATCATCAATATTTCCATTCATTTTTACATGCTCCTTTATCCAGCTATCTAAAGACTATTCTTACACTACGATAACTCTATTCAATTACTAATTTTGCATTTACAACTGGAGCATCATGTAAAAAGCTATCATTTAGTTCTTCTATACTTAGATATCCTTTGGAAACCTCACCAGTCGCTAAATTAACCACTGCATATTCAGTTAAAGCTCCAAATAAAGGATAATTTTTCACAATCATCATATATCCATCACGTTCTACAACATCTCCAACCATATATTGTTTTTCTCTAGCTGATTCTATTTTCATTTTGCATTTCTCCTATTTTAGTGATTCAGATATTTCTGTTAATGTGTAATTAATTAAAATTAACATTAAGGTTGTAACAACGCTATTTATTGACGCGTTATTTATAGCTCCGTTAATATAAACAAATAATAATAAAATTGTTGTTGCTATTCGTACAAATCTTAAATACATTTCATTTCCTCCCTTGAATTTGACTAACAGCTTCATCTTGATATGACAAGATGTCTACTAAAAACTTAACAACTAACGGATGTGGATACCTGTTTTCAAGTACACCTAGTGTCTCAATACACCATTTCCAATACTGCGAACTACCCAATCCTAACTTCTGCATCATCATATTTGATGCTTCCATCCATTTCTGTAAATCCTTAAAAAAATCATCCCAGTTCATCATTCACCACCTCGATTTGAATAAAAATTCCTGGAATATCTGACCAAAACTTTTCAACAATTAAACTCACAATGAATCTATCATCTTCCCAAAATTCTAAACTGGTCATACAATCCTGTAGTAATTTCACGCTGTTATCCAAGTCTGGCTTTGTATCTTTGAAAGTTCCATCTGGATACTTTCCATTAGAATCAAAGCACCATTTAATCATCAATCTGATTTTTCCAGTAATTTTTTTATCTGGAACATATCTAGCAAGGTTAGCCATAAATTTCTGTCTAGCTAACTTTAGGTCGTTCGGTTCATAAAAAACTGGCTTACCATGAACAACGTGAACCTGTTTTTGTTGGTGTGTTGTTCGTGGAATTTTTTTCATTGGAACAAAAAATCTATACATAATTACACCTCAAATTTTTTACTTATATTCTTTCTGTCACAGCTATTTTCCGGTCACTGGTTGTGCTTTGTCACTGCTACTCCCCAAAGGGAGCAGTGACAACACACAGTGACACCAGAAATGACAAGGGTTTTGGAGTTGTCATTCACTGTCATTTCTATTTAGAATGTAACGAATGTGTCACTATTCACATCTAAATAGCTGTGACTTCTCAAAATAAAAATTCTACTTATTGTTATTATTAGTTTTATATAAAACGCCACTATCTGATTTAAACTTTTGACTTCTTTTGATCCTGTTGTATAAAGCCGTCTTTTTAATATCTAAATAATTAGCAACTTCTGTGAGATCAACTGGTCCACCATCTACACTCAAAACATTAAATGCTTCTTCTAGCTCTTGTTGAGTTTTCTCACTCCTATTCTGATTAGACTTCTGAACTCCCTTTTTCCATTTTTCTTTTGGACTATCATCTTCAAGTTTTATATCTTGTAGAGTCTCGTCCAAAACATGAATCGGATATCTAAACCAAGCATTAATTGGTTTAAATTTAGGAAATTCACGTAACGTTCCTTCTAATCTCCATGCAGTAGCTTGTCTAACTGACTGAATAGCTTTTTGTTTTTGCTCGTCAATGTACTTCAATATTTTTTGTGAATTAGGTAATGTGTTAATTGCACTCATTAGATGATGTTCCATTTGTTTTTTGCTGAACCTATCATCTGGTCCAACTCTGTCATAGCTAGGAACATAATGTTTAATTGCTTGGTTGTACAATTCACAGATAACTTCATTTTCTTTGTAAATATATCTATCTTCAGTGACTGGCAACTCGATTAAGTCCAAGATTGCATCAGGATCTCTAGCAAACACCCCTGAACCAGATGAACGGTCCATTGAGTTTTTACCACCTTGAGCACCTTTAGAGTGATGATGAGCATAGATAACTGAACAATTTAATTCAGTGGCAATTCGGTCAAATTGGTTAACAAAGATTGACATGTCATGAGCGTTGTTTTCATCACCAGTCAACACTTTATAAATCGGGTCAATGATAACAGCTGTGTAATTTTGCTTGGCAGCTCTACGAATTAACTTAGGTGTTAGCTTATCCATTGGGCTTGTCTTACCACGTAAGTTCCAAACATCTATGTTCTTGACATTTTTGTGGCCACGTCCAAATTGGTTGTAAATGTCTACAAATCGTTTACTTGCTGACCTATCATCAAGCTCCAAGTTTACATATAGCACTCTACCTGAATGATTGATTGGAAAACCAAACCATGACCAGCCTTCTGCAATGCTGATAGCTAACTCGATTAAAGCAAACGACTTACCAGCTTTAGATGGCCCAGCAATCAACATCTTATGACCTTGTCTTAACACTCCACCTATCAGCTCTGGAGCTAGTTCGATTGGTTTATCAAACAAGCCAGCCATATTTTCCATTTCTGGCAGATTGTCGTTCAAGTCTTCAATGTATTCTTTCCATTCGTCCCAATTAGCTTGGCCAATATTTCTATCAACGATATATTGTTTCTTTCCATTTCTTTCAAATCCTGGTAAGCGTGTTAGTCTAGATGGATTTTTATTCTGACGGTCAATTTTTAGCCCATTTTTCTCAACAATCTTGTAGAGATAATCCACACGTTCTTGATACTGAGGATAGTTCTGAGCGTCAACCTTAACGATTGCATGTAGGCTTTTACCACCAGAATGTACTAATACAGCAATTGGTAATTCTAGTTTTTTTAGGACCTCGTACTGTTGTTCAATCGACATACTATCGCTCTCAACTAATGAATAACGATAATCAACGACATTTTCGTTAGTAATCCCTTTACCGTCTAATGGATTGAATCTGATCCAAGCTCCCATCTCAACGTTAGGATCTCCCAACACCATTCCGACATCACCGTTACTCTTACGTAACTCATCTATAATTTGACCTGCAGTTTTTGTGTAGACACCCCTGTTAGGTAGCCATTTCTCATGATCTCCTTGCTCGTGTTTATAGCCATCATTCACGTATGATATGATGTCATCTGCACTAAACAAAGTCTCAATATAATCAGTGATTTGTTTAACTGGATTCCATGTTTTAGGTGGTAAGACTTTTTCACCGTCAATATAATCCTTGTTGATTAACTGGTAACCTTTATCAATCGAGGCAACAAAACTATCTCCCCAATCAAAGCTATCATTGCTATCAGCTGAGTATGATTTCCAACCATTATCCTTGGCTAACTGTGTGATAGTTGCTCCTGTAACTGGTTTAGTAGATCCATCAAAAGTATTCCATTTCTTTTCAGTTTCTCCATCATGATATCTAGCACTATCTCGTTGTGACCAATTATCCCAGTCGTTGACACTGTAGCCTTCATATTTTAGTGCCATACCTACATTGACCCATTCTTGATAGTTGAGCATTGCTGGATCAATGTAATCTAGTAGTTCTAATAGATTTAATTTGTGTTCTTCCAATTTTAGTTCTCCTTTCCTAGAAGATAACACTGCAAGCCAGAATCGAACTGGAATTGCTACCCTTTAGCCTTGCGGTACAGCAGTTTTATCTGCTAAGCCGGTTTGTATTCTGCCGGTTTAATTCCGTGAGGTATTCTCCAACCGTTAGCTGCGATTCGATTAATTAATTTAGTTGCTGCTTCAAATTGCCAAGTCCCTACATGTTGGAACCCACGATTTTCTAAAAATCTAATCTGTTTAGGTGTCGATAACCCTGCATCTCGACGCTTTACTAATCTATTAATTAACATCTCAGCCTTACCAGCATTTTCAATTTCATCTGGGAAAATTCCCCATTTCTCTAGTACTTTAACTTGCTTGTCAGTTGGTGGTGACATTTGCCAGCCAAAGCTTGGAACATAATCCGTTAAGTCAGATGCTTGGATAGACATCTCAAATTGCAGTGGATAAACTAATTTACGCTTACGTTTCTTCATTTCAGCTAGTTGTTTAGCTAATGATTCTTCACGCTCTAAAGCAACATCTTCTTTGGCTTGTTGTTCTGCTTGTTCTAGATCAATTGGAGTTCCTAACTCTTCAATATTTTCTGTCATCTTTTTGGCCACTGCCTCATCAGTAGCTATTAAATTAGCTGGATGACATAACTCATGACGTTCTGTGTGCCACAAGAAATCTAGCAACAACAATTCTTTCTTGCCTGGAGCCAGTCTAGTTCCACGACCAACCATCTGTGAGTACAAAGCTCTCACTTTAGTTGGTCTAAGAACAATCACACAGTCAACACTAGGACAATCCCAACCTTCAGTTAGCAACATTGAATTACATAGTACGTTGTATTTACCTTCTTCGTAATCTTTTAGAACTTGTTCTCTGTCTGTAGATTCTCCATTAACTTCAGCAGCTTTAAATCCATGTTTGTTCAAAATATCTCTGAACTTTTGTGATGTTTTAACTAGTGGTAAGAATACAACTGTCTTTCTGTCAAAACACTGTTTCTTCATCTCTTCAGCAATCTGTTCGAGATAAGGATCCAACGCTGTTCCTAAATCCTTAGTAGAAAAATCTCCTGCTTGTTGTTTAACATTGGATAAATCCAGCTTTAACGGAATAGTCAAAGCTTTAATTGGACTAAGATATCCAGATTTAATTGCTTCTGGCAAGCTATACTCATAAGCTAGACTTTCAAAGTATGATCCTAGATTTCTCATATCACCACGATCTGGTGTAGCTGTCACACCTAGAACATTTGCATCTTCAAAATGTTGTAGTACACGTTGATATCCATCTGAGATTGCATGATGTGCTTCATCAATGACGATTGTGTCAAAATATTCTGGTGGAAATTGATTTAATCGTTTCTCACGTTGCAATGTTTGAACTGACCCAACAACTACTCGATAGAAACTACCTAGACTAGTTTGTTCAGCTTTTTCAGTGGCCGTTTTTAGCCCTGTTGATTTATAAAGTTTGTCTGATGCTTGTTCTAATAATTCCCCTCTATGAGCTATTACTAAAACACGTTCACCTTTTTTAACTCGATCTTCAATGATTTTGCTAAACACAATAGTCTTACCAGTTCCTGTTGGCAAAACTAGCAAGGTTCGTTTCTTGCCTTCTTCCCATTCTTCTTGAACTTTTTGTCTAGCAGTTTCTTGATATGGTCTTAATTCCATCAAATCACCCCTATGCTAGAATTGTGATTTTTCCATTCTTGATCTCATCTGATAGTTGTTTTCCTAAGTATTTTTTAATATTTAGGATTGCTTGATTTCTCCAAGCACCACCATCAGCTTCAAAAATTGCTCCTTTTGGTCCGTCTTGCATTCTGAAAATAAATTTACTTTCAGGCTGTTCCACTTCAATAAATGTTCGATATGGAGCTAAAGTTACTGGATTAGGAACTTTTACATCTGCTGCTGATGCAACTCCTGTTTTGATAGTTACAGCTTGACTTACACCATCATCACCAGTTGTTTTCACATTGTCTTCTTTAAGATTACCAACGACTTTTAATAGAATTTCACGATCAGGATTTTTAACAAAGATTGATTGCAATGCGACATTAAAATCTTCCATATCATAGAATATGTTAAAGCAAAATTTTGGTAGAATAGCTTCAGCAATTGCTAGCTCTTCACGTCTGCCATCAGATTTTAATGTGCTAACTAAACGTACAGATTTGTGACTAGCTATATGCAGATATAACTTTTCGTCTGCTCTATCCAAATTAGATTTAATGTAGTCTACTAAGCCTGATAAAGTATTAATTTTCAACACATTTTCAGCTAGATGTAATCTAGGTGCTATATATTGTGGCTCACCATTTTCATCAATCACATAGGATTGATTATTGATACTTACTACTCGTTCTTTAGGATTGATTCCTTGTTCTGCCAAATATTTCAATGCTTCTTTTGTCAAATCCATTGTCCTAACCTCTCTTTTCTTGTAGATCAATTACTTTACTTTTTTTCTTAGTTTCTTTTTCGATAACATCAACTGGATCTCCAGTATCTGTTCTAAGGTCTCCCTTTTCATCAATGTATGTTTGACCAGGAACACCAGACTATAATTCATGAGCTTCAATCTTATTAGTTGTTAAGTCCTTACCAGTCAAAATTGTTGTAGCTACTGGATCTGTTGGTGCTAGTTTAGATGTAGCAGTAACATTAGTTTTAACTACTTGTCTAACATCATCAGGCACCAAGTCAATTTTTAAAGTGATTGTTCGTTTAGCTGTTGCATTAACATTAGGATCTTGAATATTCTCAAAAACCTTTTCAAATTCTCTATCTAGTTTTTCTTGAACAGCTCCTTGAGCTAGTTGCAAGATATTAATATCAATGTTCTTCATTAAATCTGCCTCCTAAAATGCACCATTCCAGCTATTAGTTTGTTGTGGTTGTTGTACTTGTGTTGGTGTAGCTTGTTGAACTGGTTGTGTTTGTTGTACATTTTCTGGTTTCAAGAATTTCTTCACACGATTGTTTTGACGGTCTTGGCCATCTTTATTTTTGTAACTATTAACAACCAATTCTGCTTTACCTGTGCTACCTAAAACTGTGTTCCAGTTAGGATTAAATGCTTGTCCATTGACTGGATTTTGACCAATTGAGCCAAAGAATTCTGTTAGTTTCCAACTCAATCTCTTTAATAGATATAAGCGTTCAGTAACTGTTGTTTTGCCTTCATTACCAGTAAATTCAAGACTTAATTCTGCGTAAGGTGTTCCGTTTGGAATCTTGTCACTATTTCCGTCATAATTCTTACGTTCAAAACCTGTTACTGTAAATTGATATTCTCCTTCTGGCAATACCACAAATTCATTTTCTTGTGCGACAAAACTATCTCCCCAGTTTAAAAATTCGTTTTCGTTGTTGTTCATTGATAATTCCTCCATTATTTTCTAATTTGTGTTTCTAACATGTTTAGGACTTTGTCCCAATTACTTGCTAAATGTCCCCACAACTCTGCTGGAACATTTTCTAAAGGTGTGCCTTGCGGCATGAATCCACCAACATAGATTACTTGCATAATCTCATCAGTTGTAACATGATTTACCGTCATTAAATCTGCTAAACTCTGTGGAATTGAGCTAGGTATTTCTTCAGCAAATTCAGGAGCTGGTTTAGCTTCTTCTGGTTCTGGCTCATCTTCTATAACTGGTGGTTCATCAGGCAATGGTACTTGTTGTTGTGTTTGTGTATTAAATTCAGATTTGATTTGTGTGGTACTCATTCCTGTTTTTGCTTCAAATAGTTCTCTGATTGCCTCAAAGTCTATTGGTAATTCATCAGGTAAGCCTAAACGGTTTTTAGCGTCCCAAGCTGGTTTGTGTGTTGTGTACATCACACGTTGTCCACCAGTTGCTTTCTTACTGTCAGATTTACTATCAGTAATGATTGTTGTTTTGTAGTTAAAGAACAGAATCATGTCGGCCCATTCTTTGGCCAAGCTTGCATCTCTTCTTTCTAGTTTTAAGGTATATTTATCATACTGTCCCATTTCATCAGGCAACTCATGTTTTTTAGTCTCAGCATGAGCAGTTAGAACAACATTAATACCTACATCTCTAATCTCTGTCAGTTTATTTAATAGCTTCCCAATTTCATCAGATAAGGCTACGTAACGAGTTCCATAATTACTAGCATCAATCGCTGACCAATTATTCTTATCCATTAAATACTTTTTGGCCAAACTTTCAGCCCAATCTAAAGTATCAATAATCAAAGTTTTTCCACGAGGTTCAGACTTGATGTCTTCCAACTCGTCTAATAGCATTGTCCAAGATGTTGGATTTGGTAATTTTCTAGCGTTGATAAAACCTGTTGATCCTTCTGTATCAATAAAGATAGGATCTGGGAACTTGCTAGCAAAAGTTGTTTTACCAATTCCTTCAACTCCATAAATTAAAACTTTCATTGGTTCAATCTTTAATGTTTCTTGAACTTCGTATTTACTCATTTTTAAAACGCTCCTTTCCCTAACCAAGCACTCTTAATTTCTGGCTCTTTAGCTGCTGTTTCATTTCTAGTAGCATAACCATCTTCAATGATGATTGAGCATTCATCACCAGTTGAAACTCTAGTTGCAATTCCTTGTAATTGTTCTTGTTCTAACCATTGATTAAACTCTTCTAGTGTTTGCATATCCATTTGTTCGAGTTTATCTAGCAGGATAAATCCACAATTTGGTTTTAACTTACGGACAATAGCAGTTGATACTTTTAATTGATCTGATCCGGACATGTTGTCCCACTTTTGACCCTTGTAAATCAACTCTCCATTATCAACGGATAATTCTGGTAATGGTAAATCAGCACTATTTAACAGATCTGATTTTTCTTTTCTAATAGCTTCAATATTTCTAGTTAGTTCTTGATACTTATCTTTATATTGATTAGCATCTTCTTCTGCTTTATCTTTATCTAAGTTGGCTCTAACCTTACGATTTATCTCATCAATTTCTGCTAAGTTTCTCTCTAGCTCTTCTGTTGATTCGTCCTTGAGTTCTGAAACTGACTTCTTAGCCACATTCACATCTTCGGTTAACTCAGCCAATTTAGCCTGTTCTTTTTCTAGCTCTTCCATCAATTGAGATACTTTTCGAGCTTGGAAAGTATGTTGTTCTTCTAAACTTTTTAAGTTATCTCTCTTACGTTGATTCTCTCCATTTCGAGCTAAGATATCTTGCTGTTCATTGACTAACTCTTTTATAGAAATCAATTCATGAGGAGCATCTGGATAGAATTTTTGTTCTTCAGCATACTTTTTCTTTTGATCTGCAATCTGACCAATCGTCCGTCTTTGGTTGTACAACTCACCTTCTCTCATCTCTAACTCGTGTAACTTAGGACCTACACCAATGATTTGTAACAAAGTGTTGGCTTTTTCCTTTGATGTAGATTCCATAAACTTAGGTAAGTTAATGGCTAGTTCTTCCACAAAGTCATTGAGTAATTGTTGTCCACCTTTTTTACCATTAGGATCAATAACTTTTAAAGTTGAATTCTTGCCACTGCGTTCTACAATCAAGCCATTATTCATCACTACATGTAGATGTGGTGGTGTTACTGATCCTTGTCTTTGAGCTTGTGATGGCTTGTATTTGTTGCCACCTAAAGCCCAAGCAATTGCATCTAGGATTGATGTCTTACCTTGGTTATTGTTCCCACCAATAACTGTTAAGCCATTTGGTGTGAATTCAGCTTTTACTGCTTTAACACGTTTGACGTTCTCGATCTCTAATTTATTAATCTTCATTGCCATTACGTTTACCTCCTAATTCCTTATACTTATCAAGTAGCCACTTAGCATTTTCTTTATCGTACGAACTCTCAATTTCTGCTGTAGTTTCTAAAAATACTAATAAATGTTGTTTGTTTTCGGTGTTTGCAATAATTCTATTAACACCACGTCTAAATCTAATTCTGCGACTTAACAATTCGACATCTGATGTGCTATAATTAGTACATAGATTTGATTTGTGTGGTACATCTTTAACGGATGTACCTTTTTTTATTACTTCCATCTTGTATCCTCCTAATCAAAGAATTCACCTTTTTTAATTGCTATAACAATTCCGTGCAATGCATAGCCTGCAAGAACTGATAGTCCAATCAATGTAAAATAAGCTGCTGTTGTTAATTCGATCATTGTTTCTCATCCTTTCTTCTTTTATTCCATCTATACAAATCAACGCTTCCTGCGTACGCTATGCATAGCAGAATACCGTATATACACCACATATTATTTACCTCCAGTAAAAATGTCCTTGATCCAACTGACTAAAATGAATACCGCTACATAAATCAGACATCCAATTAATACTGATAAAATAGGTTCCATCAGGTCACCTCGAATCTTTTTACTTGCCATATATCTATCCAAATCTTCCTTATCAAAAAATGGTTTAGTCCCACCTTCTATTGGATAGATTGGTCTTGGTGCATCTGGTTCTTTCCGGACATTATAAAAATACTTTGCGTCCATTCCACAATACTCAGCAGCTTGAGATAGATTTAAAAATCTTTGGCTCTTAAACTTCATTCTCTCTTCTGCTAGTTTCAACAAAGCATCAAAAACCTTGTTTAAAAAATCTCCTAATGCTTTTTTGCTAAATAAGTCTGCTAATTCCATATCGCTCACCTACCTTATTTTTAAAAAGTTTCTTTTAGGACACTAATTCAGAAAAAAAATTTCATTAATCATCTCTCCATTAATTTTTAGAATTTTTGCTATAGCTTTAATCTCATCAGCCTTAAATGGTCTCTCATCTCTTAACCCTTTATAAAATGTAGATTTCGACATCTTAACTCCATTTTCATTAATTTCATTAATTAATGTACCAATTTGGATTCCTTGACTTTTAATGATACCCAACAATTTGTCCTTCTCCATCAAAATCTCTCCTTTCTAGGTTTCCTTTAGGATACTTTTATTAGAACATGCTTTTTAGAATATGTCAATAACTTTTGTATCTTTTAAGACACTTTTTTACTATGTATTTTAATAATGTTTATTTTAAGACACTTTTTTGTTATAATTTATACTAAAGTTTACTTTAAAGGGTGGTGATTTCATGAACTTAAAAAATAGACGTTTAGAATTAAATTTGACACTTGAAGATGTAGGTAATTATGTAGGTGTTGGTAAATCTACAGTTAGAAAATGGGAAAATGGAGATATTACCAATATGAAAAGAGATAAGATTGTATCTCTTTCTAAAATTTTAAAATTAGATCCATTAGATATCATTGATCCAAATAATGAATTATCAAATAGAAATAACAGATATATTAAAGCTGTTATTTCTGGTATGAATAGATTATCTAGTGAACGACAAAAAAACGTAAAGAATTATGTTGATAGTCAACTTGATGAGCAAGAAAATAGTAAAATTTCTGAAGATGTCAGCTCTATACCAGTTGTTCATAATTCAGCTGTTGCAGCTAACCCTACTGAACTAACATATGGAGATACTGTATTACAAGATGAAGAATTTGAAAGAATACCAGATAATGCTGATTTAGCTATTCCTGTCATTGGTGATTCAATGGAACCTACAATTAAAAACGGCGGATTGGTATTTATTCATGAGCAACCTACTATTGAAAATGGTGAGATAGCAGTTGTTGAAATTGATGGTGAAGGGACAACGTGTAAGAAAGTCTATTTTGATTACTCAAATAAAGAAATTATTTTAAAATCTATAAATCCTAAATATCCAGATAGACATATAAACTCAGATAGAATAAGAATTATTGGAAAAGTTGTGCTCTAAAACAAGAAGGTGTATATGATGAGTTTTTTTAATTCTTTAAATTCATTTTTTAGAAAAAACAAAAATAGTAACTATTTACCAGACTATTTTTTTAATATTCCTGATGATGTACTGAAGTTTATGTATTTTAAAAATGGTCCTAAAAAAAATATAGATAATCATACTGATGAGCCTTCTGCTATAGATATAAAATTGCCAATATCTGAAGATTTTCATAATCTAGAAAAAATACCTTACTATCCATCATATGAATCACTTCAACCAAACCAACGATTTTATTTTTTAAGTTGGCTTGCAAAACGTAATTGTCCAGAAGATGTTGGATATGCATTTCTTTACCTATATTCTTTGGAAAGAAGATTATATGATGGCGAGTATATTAAGGAGACATTATTAGAAATAAATTCTCTTCAAAAAATCATTAATAATGATTCTTTTATTCATTATTCAAGTATTTCTATTATTTACGCTATCTCAAGATATAACCTCTATAGTTTTTTTGATACTTTAGATACGAGTATGTTTCCTAATTTTTTTGTTCTTACTAAAAAAATTGTCTATGATGGTAAATTAACTGCATCAGAAATCATAGATTTTTCTCATATATTAGGATATAAAGAAAAAAGATACATTAATAATTATTATGATATTTTTAAAAATGAGTTATTACAAATTTTAGAAGAAAAATATCATACACCTGAATTCATTTTCTCTGGTACAAATGATAAAGTTCCATCTATGAATCTAATATTGTCAAATTTTTCTTTGCCAGATAGAAATGTATATTTTCCTGATATAGCTAATTCTAGTATTGGTACAGAATTATGCTCTCTTTTATATATGGCTCATGATAAGACTAAAAAAAGTCTTAGAAAAAATAATAGTTATAAGCATATTAATAAAACCGTAAAAAAGGAAATAAATGTTAGAACTGGATATCCTATAGCTACACAAAAATCTATTAACAGTACTAGACAAGCTTTAATCGATTCAGCTAAAAACAACACATTTGATAAAAATGAAGTACTGGCAATGGCCCGTTCATCTGTAAATGAAAATGGAGCTTTAACCATGGTAAGTAGTTACAGATACTTCTTATATGATGAAATTTTCTTAAAAGGTGAATTAGCTTATAAGTATGGTGACTGGGATGAAGCAGAGAAATTATGGTTAACAATACTTGAAATCTCCCCTACTCAAGTTTGCAAAAAGCTATCGATAATGTATAGAAAACAGAAAAGATATTCTGATGAAATATATATATTACAAAATGGTATAAATCTATGGAAAAACTCTATTTTTAATGTTTATAACGGCTCGACAGAGGATTTAGAAGTTAGACTAAAAAAAGCATCTGCTTTGTATACAAAACATACAGCGTCTGACAAATCTACAGGTATAGATATACCTAATGCTAGTTACGATCATAAATTCGTTTCTGAATTAGTTGATTTAGCGAGATTACATAATAAGAGATGACATATATCAAGTTGCAATGCCAAAAAATATAATTAATTATGACCAATGATTTGATGTCATTAAAAGCTAACTAAATTAATCAAGGAGTGAGTTATTGTGAGAAAAGCAATTACGTACATGTCTCTATTAACATTAGGGATTGCGATAGGCGCATCTAATTTTAGCAGCCTAAATAACAACAACACTTATGTTTTCGCTAAAAAAGTTAGCAAAAAACATAAAAAGAAAAGTAAAAGTAAGTTGAGTAAGACTTTTAAACAAAGTGTGGAAACTATGGTTAATAATCTTAATCAACAATCAGGAGATACGCTATCAATAACCAAAATCAAATATCCTGGCAGTTACGGGGTTAAATATGTAGTTGATAGGAATCAATGGGACAATCTTTCTGACACTGATAAATCAACATTTGCTGATGGAATATTTGATGATACAACCAAGATAGCATCTATGACTAGCCAACCTACACCAGGCGTTACTATTGTTGATGATACCAATACAGTGTTATCAAGATCTAAGCTAGGTGGCGGAATGAAAATTATCGAATAATACACTAAACCCGTCGATTTCGACGGTTTTAAAAATACATTAAATAGAACGTACATTCTAAGGAGATGATTATATGGCACAAATAATCAAATATACTAAAAAAGGAGAATCTTTATATAGATTTAAACTATATTTAGGTATTGATCCAGTTACTGGCAAACGTGTAGAAACTTCCAGGAGAGGATTCAAAAGAAAAAAAGATGCAGAACGTGTAATCAGGCAATTACAATTAGACTTTGCCAATGGAAACTATGGAAAAACTAAAGATACAAATATTAAAACCTTTGATGACTTGTTTAACTTATGGTTTAAATCATACGAAAATACTGTAAAACCTAATACCGCTGAAACTAAAAAAATAAGATACGAACGAGTTGTAAAGCCATTGATTGGTAATGCAAATATTAAAAAAATAACTCCTGCATTAGCTCAACAAATAGTTAATAAGTTAGCTGCTAAATACAAGAGTTATCGTCAATATCTAGTAATACTCAATTCTCCATTAAATTATGCTGTTAAATTGAGTATGTTAGATGTTAATGTTTTTAAATTAGTAATTTTTCCTAAAGCTACTGATAAGAAAAAATATAAGCATATTGAATCTGATAATAATTTTTACTCTAAAGATGAACTTATCACTTTTTTAGAAAATGTCAAAGGATACAATTTCAAATACTATACGTTTTTTAGACTACTTGCCTATTCTGGTATGCGTTCTGGTGAATGCTTAGCTTTACAATGGAAAGATATAGACTTTAATAATCAAATAATTACCATAACTAAAACCACTGCATATAATCCTGGTAAGAAAGAAACAACTATAAACACACCTAAAACTAAGAAATCAAAACGAGTAATTTCCATAGATGATGTTACGTTATCTGTATTAAGAAAATGGAGGATGCAGCAACAAAAGAGACTATTGAAATTTGGTTTCAACACTAATAACTCTCAACAGTTCTTATTTACAAACCCTGAGACTAACCAATATTATCCATCTCATGTTGCGACATCTTGGTTAGGAACAGTATATCGTAATTTCCCAGATATGAAAAGAATAACAGCACATGGTTTTAGACATACTCACGCTTCTCTTTTGTTTGAATCTGGTGCCAATATTAAAGAAGTTCAAGAACGCTTAGGACATTCAACTTCAAAAATGACACTTGATATTTATACTCATGTTACACAAAATCGAAAGCAAGAAACATCACTTAAATTTGCTAATTTTATGCAGAACTAAAAACAAGTGTGGGTCATTTTGTGGGTCATTTATATAAAAACACAAAAAAAGTTGCCATAAGCATTGATAAATCAACATTTACAGCAACTAAATTAAATATTATTTAATTTAATTCATTAATTAAATTACTTAAACAATCTTTTATTTCAGCTGGCAATGGATTATCAGGATGGTTTCCCTCATACTTTTCAATCCATTCCAGTCTAATTTCTAATCTTCTCTTCAATTTCTCAGTGTAACTCTTATCTTTAAAATCAACTGGATATTTTTCAAATGGTAAGTAATACATTCCATCTAAAGAACCAAATTTTTCCCAATTAACTTTTTCATTAGCTATATCTTCTAAAATTTGTAAAGTTATCTCTTTATCAATATCAATACCGTTATAAGATGCTGTATTCACTATATAACCAGATACATTACGTTTTTCAAATAACTCTTTAAAGTCACGATAATCTTCAGCTAATGGATATGCACGAAATGGATTAGCAAAGGGTTCAATTACAAGAGAATTTCTATCAGCATTTACTACATTTTCTGCTGTTGATCTCTTAGTAGCTAATGTTACTCCAAAAGTTGCTGCTAACGTTGGATTATCTAACTTAACAACAGGTGGAAGACTATCATCTTTCATAATCCAAAAAATAGAATCTATAGGTGCATTTTCTTTATCTACCCTATTCAAGGAAGCATATCTTGACTTAATTGTACGACCATTTCCATTACGTAAATCTTCAGTTACTAAAACTCGCTTATTTTCCTCATTTAACGTTACACCCACATTCATAACTGTGGTAAAGTAGCTTGCTTCTTTTGAACCAGGCATATAATCATTAGTCTTATCAAAATAGGCTGGTTCTAATGCAACTGAACTTCCATTTATTCTTGAAATTACAAAAGCATCATCATGAAGAACATCAATATCATATTTGCCACCATGCTTAGCATGAGTCAATGTTGATTTTCCTGAACCGGATAGCCCATAGAATGCAAAAACTTTATCATCTTTATCATCAAATCTAAATACTTTTTCTCCACCATGTGAAGCTGTATATCCATGTCTATGAGCTATTGCCCAAGCTAATGTTAATGTCGCTTTTTTTAATTCTCCAAAATATCTTAATCCTAATATTGCAGCTACGTTATGTTCAGCATCAATTATTACTAGACCATTAGGATAATTTTCATCTTTAAATTCAGGATCAGCATAAATAAAAATGTCTCCTTCTTCATATTTATGAGAAGCTTGATACATTTTTTCATATTCTGAAGTTACTGGTTGAAAATTTAGCATATATGATAACATATTAAATTCATAACCTTTTGGAACAGCAAGGTGTGATTTTAACATAAAATCTTCATCTAATCCTACATAAACTTCTGTCTTATAGAATTTTCTGTCACTAGCTTCAAAAATTGCATCTCTAAGGACTCCTGCTAATTCGTTAGTATCTTCTCCTAAATGCCCAATAATATGTCGTGCAGCTGCTGTTCTTCCAACAATTTTTCCATGATTATTTACTAACATTTTAGAATCTACTGGTAACCCTAATTCTTGGGTATGCTTTATTGGAACATCTGTCACAATTGTACTAGGACAATTTTTTGCTAAATAATATGCTTTTGAAATATCTGTTACTCTTTCAAAATTGTTGCCATAAAATGCTGTTTCAACAGTCGTTCTAATTTGTGAAAGAAGAGGATTCTTTTTATTAATATCTACTTCTTTATAATGACTAATTGTACTCATAATTATCACCTCATTGTTTAAATAGTTTTTTATAATACGCTTTCATTCTATCACAATATACTATATTAAACAAAACTGTTTTAAATTATATAGATTAATACAAGTAACAAAAAAAACCTTAGTTATAAAAACTAAGACTTAAACACAGATACCGGTGATCGGGGTCGAACCGATACGTCCTCAATGGACACTGGATTTTGAGTCCAGCGCGTCTGCCAATTCCGCCACACCGGCATATTT